AAAGAAATTATTCAACAAATTTAAGAAATTATCTCATGGGCATTACTCTAATAAACAAGAAATGGATGACCACACTCAAACATTAGATTCAGTTCTTAATGTATTAAACGAAGGAATAGCAGCAGTAGGAGGAATTAAACTATCTCGTCAGCATATTAATGGAATTACACAAGGGGAATATGACATAGCTAGTAGGTCAATGACGATGTTCTTAAGTAATAACGCTCCTTATTCTAATAACAGCCAGTCCCCACAGGAAGTCTATGTACATGAATTACTCCATGCTACTACGGCTCTGGCAATAAGAGAGAACCCATTAGTTGCTGAGCGTATAGAACGGCTGTATACCCAAACTGAAGATGCTCTAAATAGTAAATGGGGAGAAGGCAATGGATATAAGGTATTTTTAGCTAAAGGGGTTACGCCTTCCAAGAAAGATATAGATATGGCCCAACGCCAATATAACTATGTATTTAAAGGTAAAGAGAAAGCCAAGCTTCATGAGTTCTTAGCTTACGCGGTAACTAATAAACAAATGATTGATTTCCTCAAGACCCAACCTAAACCTGTAAGAGAAGGTCTCCTAGGTAAATTACTAGATATGGTTAGCCTAATTATGAATGTTATTAAAGAAGCTTTCGGCGCACGAACTTATCGAGATACTACTGGTAATGCATTCAATGAAATGATAGCTGCTACAGAGCATTTAGTAGCTATTCAAGCTAAGCATCAAAGTCTCTATCAGAAGTATGTCAATAGGACTTATGATGCTATGGATAGATCTGATGAATTTCTTAGACAGTTTGCAGAAGATATAGCTGTAAATGTTGCTGGTAATCCTGATGATGATAAGCGTTTTAAGGGTGCCAAAGGCACATTGCGTAAAGGTACTCACATGATAACAGGTGGTCTTAATACCATTTTTGGAGAAAGCGAAGGATCAAGAAAAGCTAGACAACAAGTTGATAGAATCATGAGTAAAACTCTAAGGGGTATTGCCGGTGAAATTGGAGCAGGCACTCTTACTGAAGCCATGATTGAACAACTGTTGCACGTTAAAGTTAATATTTCTAAAGCACGACAGCAAGCTGAGACGTTTACTCTAAAATGGTTTAATGGGGATCCAGAAGAAGGATTAAAGGGTATCTGGAAATCCGTCGATCCTTTAGATAAACATTCTATGCCTGTTCAGACAAAAATAGCATTAACTGAGATAATGCTTAGAACTGATTTGTCTGCTCTTCGTAATAAAGATACAGAATTTGAATTAAGTCATAAAGAAATTATGGATTTAATTGGCGGCGATAAAAATAGTACGACTGCCAGGAGAGTAAAGCAAAAGGATATCGCTAGAAAATTACGTCTACCTCATTCAAGTAAAGCACTAAAATATGCTGCAGAATTAGGACATCATATTGTTACAAATAAAACTAGATTGAATAGAGCACATATGAATGCTAAATCAATTGCTCTTAAGTACATATCAGATAACCCTACAGATGAGCAAATAGCATTAATAGATACGTACGCAACTCTATCTGCGTTAGATCACACTGATGCCACTCAAAATAAGTTAGTTAAAGATTTATCTAACGCGGAATTTGCCAGGGATTCTAAAGAAAATGGTATGACCGAATTAATAGATTACCATATTGAATATAAGAGAACTTCAAAGAGAGATTTATTTCAAGACAATGGTACCCAGATGGTTAAAGGATACATTGTCGAACGAGTAGATAATTTTACCCATGTAAAGGTTGGTACTAAAGCTGATATAGCTAGAATGAAAAGAGAAGGATATAGCGAACACTATGAGTTAACAAAAATAGATCCTAATCAAACTCATGATACTTTGTTTGTTACTCGTAGCATACCGGAAGTTACCGACGTATCAGGTGTTATGTCTACGACTAATCAACGAAATATGGGTACTACGTTAACTGAAATATTAACAAGAGACCCTGCATTCCATCATAAGAAAGGGCCCAATATAGGAAAGCCTAACTTCTATAATATAAAAATTAAAGTCAAAAAATTTATAGCTGCACAAGACAGAGCAGCTGAAAATTTAGACTGGGATGATACGTTAAAACTTCGCCCTGTTTTTGATGAAAATAATAATATTACTGATTATCGCGTAATGATGGACAATGACTGGAAAACAGAGCTTCTACAACCTGATTTAGAATACGATCATGTGTTTGCACATATGAGATCCTCAGCAGTTGATCGTAAAGAAACGATTGAAAGTGATAAGAAAACCGTAGAACTCTTGGTGTATGAGCAAATGGAGATGATGGACTCCCACCCAGATATGAAATGGGTGGACATTATGGATCCCGCCTCTCCATACATTGACAGGTATAGAAAGCTTCCTAGAGAGGTACGAGAGCTTATAAAAGAGTACGCATTAAATGGACAATTTATGGTTAGAGAAGATGTTGTTGATAAAGTATTTGGGTATAAAGCATTTGATCTAACGCAGTTAAAAATACTGCAGTCAGGTGACCATCCTCTTGCTAAACGGATTGCCGGGGCAACTCATCATGCTATTAAGCAGACAGTTGGTTACGGTAAAAACCGGGTAGTTATTGCTATGCCTCAAGTAGTAGTTGGAAATATGATGTCTAACATATACCAATTAATAATGAGAAAAATTCCAATAGACTTTATCTTTCATAAAATTTATGAAGGTATCTCTGAATACAATAAATATGATAGAGATACTAAGGAACGCACAAGGTTAAAGGCTAAGATTAAAGCTAAAGGCTTAGATGAGAAAAATAGCGACGAGGCTATTAAAGTAGCGAGGCTTAACGATCGTATCGAAGGTAACTTGATCCATAGAATGAGTGCTGCAGGATTAAACTCACTTATCGTAGAAGATATTAATGACTCACAAACAGATGGTTATTTGAATAAACTAAAGAAAACTATCCCTGGAAGTTTCCCAGCAGCTCAGAAGTATATAGATAATATACCTCCTTTCGTAGGAGATGCTGCTGCTTTATTATTTATGACTAAGAGTAGTAAGCCATATCAGATATCTAGACATATAGTACAACTGACAGACTTTTTAGGTAGGTATGTGATGATAGAACATGCTACGAAGGTAAAAGGGAGGAGTTTTAATGAAGCTATGCATGAGGCGCTTAATGCATTTGTATTGTTTGATGAAGCATTAGTTCCGGCATTAGAAGCAGTTGATGCGGTTGGAGCTACTTCATTCCTTTCTTACTATTTACGTAATGCTAGAGCCTCTAAACAGCTCCTTCAAACAAGTCCTACAGGAGTAGCTATGTCTGCTGCATTTCAACATGCTACGGGTATACCTACATTAGGTAATGTTAATAGTTCTTGGATTGGTGGAAAATTCTCTCCTAATTATTTTCAAACAGATGATCTATTTGATGAAGCAAATAATGTAACACTCTACGATATTGTCATGAATGAAGGACGCAATCTATTTGATTGATGACCTACACCATATAAATACTAGATAGCCTAATGATGCTATTAGTACTACTGGAATTAATATAATAGATCCAATTAATACAAATAAAGCTATTGCAATAACCAGGCTTGCAATCAGGATACTTTTTATATTCAGTCCGATTGAATAAGGTATCTCCTGATTACGATTATTAAACCTGCGGTGCATTTCATTATGATCGCTTACTTCTTTAGCTAATTGTATAGTTTTTAGAAAAGCGTCCCTATCTGCCTTTTTCATGAAAATAGTGAGTTAATGTTAGATAAATCGTCAGTTTTAGGAATTTTGGCCTCGTCAGATGCCGCTGAGTCCACTATCTCTTCCTCCTTGACCTCTACCCTCTCGGTATTTTGAGCTTCCTCGGCTAGTTCTTTACTAGCTGCAGCCATTCCTTCAGCAGCTATTTTATCTATACGATTCTTTTTGATAGCAGCTTCTTTAGTTTTATTTTCAGTAGTTGCGTCTATCTGAACTAGTGCTTTAGCTTCTCCTTTTTCTTCAGGAGTTAATTGACGTCCTTTTTCTTTTTCTAGTTTATGTAGAGCCATCTCTTCTGTAGTACGACGTCTTCCTGGTTTAGAATCAAATTCCCATTTAGAAGCTTCACCTTTACTTGTCATACGTTTAGTATTAACAGTAACCTCTACTGTTTCATTAGGTACATTATTAATAACAAGATTTTCTCTAATAAAGCTACGTACTTCTTCGCGTACAATAGCCTCTATATCTATATTCATACTTTCTCCTTATAATGTAATCCATAGTAAGCAATCATTAAAGAGTCCGATCTTCCATCAAGTAAGCCTCCTTGTTTACCATGTAGTTCAGCTTGTGGATACAAGTACTGAGCTATCTTAGCTACTTGCTGTTTAATAGCTTTAGCTCTTGTGTATTTCCCTGAGCTTTTAACAGTTACTCCTATGTATTTTTGCCATACTTGAGCAACTACTAATTTAGCTTCTTGGCCATGTGTAGCAATTTCAGCAATAGCATGTGCTTTACCAACACTACGCCCCATGCCAAAATTAGATTTAGCAGTCATACCAGGGAATCCATGAATATTTTCTATCCAAACTACGTCTGGTTTTTGGGTATGAAGCCATTTAGATGCGTCAAATGTAGTAGTTTTAGCTAGATCTAACAGAGCTATGTATGCTGGATCCTTATTATCCAACACACATATTGCTCCATTAGCTCCAGGGTCTATCCCGCAGACTCTCATTAAATTGGAGGATCATCTGTTTGGAATAGTGAATCTTTAGATGTGTCTGTAGATGCACTCCCCATAATATCAGCAGCAGAATTACCGCCTTTACTTTTGGTGGATTTATCGATAACTGTGCCTGTATTCTTCTGAGCCCATTTATCAAACTTAGTAGCAGCTTCTTTACCAGTAATTTCTTCAGCAGTTTTGCCTTCGGTATTACCAAAGAATTTACATTGGTTTACAGTACGAGATGTACCCGTAGATACATATTCGCCCTTTTCGTTCTTAGCTTGTTTATCTTCAATTACTTGATGAACAGCTACTTTAACGGTTTTACCAATTAAACTCGTTATTACTGGTCTTTCAGTAGGCATCTCTTTCTTATGCTCTGGATTCCACACCTTAACAGTTTTCTTTTCTGCAGAATCCATACATTTAGGCAGACGGTCACCTGTGACAGCTACGCACATGGAGTTTGCAACTGAATATCCGGGGAGAGGATAGTCTTTACCATCCTTTGTATAAAAGGTTTTATTACCTTTAGCCTTACCGGATTTAACCCAGAAGCTTTCTCTGAGTTCTGCAAAATTTCCACTATTCTTTTCAAGAATAATGTTGAAGCTTACGGCTTCAGTTTTGGACTGGTTAAGATACACCATCTTAATGGTGGCATCATATACCCCAGATTCCCATGCAAATCCACCGCCTGTTCCTTCTATAGACTGTGTTTCTACATTTTTAGGAAGTTCCCATTCACTCATAAGTTATATCCTTTCGTTTTGAGTGTTTAAATAAATAGCTATAAATTAGCCGTTATTATTAGCTTGAGCTTTTTGTTGAACAAGATACTCATCTAATACTTTAGTGAATTCTTTAACAGACATGCCTGGTTGTCTTTTTAAAGTTGCAGCAGCAATTTCTTGTACTACACCAATACCTACTTCTGTAGCAGCATGTACCATTTTATTGATTAGGACAACTCGTTGTGGATCTATCCTATCTCGTGCATTATCTGTAATTTCATCATTACCTGGATGACTCATAATCCTCCTTATTTATAATATTCATGAAGTCGATTAATTACATTTTGTAAATTATTATCTATATAAGTTTCTTTTGGTTCCCACATTCCCATAGGACTTCGTACTCTTTCATTTACTGTGTCTTTAGTTAATCTAGTTTGATATACATACTTAAATCCTAGATCTTTTTCTTCTTCTGTAATTTTATATAATTTAGACTTAGCAACTTTATCGTCTAATTTTTCTAAAGACATTTTCTTAGTAGATATTACAGTACTAAAGAAGCTTTCTATTCCTACGTTCATTAGAGATCCCTTAACCTTAACTACAGTCTCATTTATCATTTCGGATTCGTTAAGAATGTCAGTAGTATGAGCTAAGAACACCACATTTTTAGTAGATTTAGCTACTATTTGAGACATTAATTGTTTCATGTATTGGGCGTATTCTCCCCATGCCGTTCTAGAATCGGTAGAAGGTATAACTCTGGTACTCTCAAACATATCCATAAGGTATGTAAGAGTATCTACAACAATAGTGTGTACTTCAGCCATCTTTTCTGCTTCACCAAATGCCTGATATACTTGGTCTGTATTTGTTATAGTTAGTTCTTTAAATTTTGTTTTAAATGGTAATTTTTTCCCATTCTCACAATTTAAATACATTACTCCTTCTGGCTTATCCATAGCCATTAAGCTAGCGCTTTTACCAGAACTGGATTTACCTGAAACCAATACTAGATGATTATTAATCATTTATTATTTCTCCTTTGCCATTCTTTTAGACCTTCTTTTAAACCTAAAGGTCTTTTCTTCTCTTTAATTGATTTCTGCATTTTTATAACTGTCTTTGGTGAATTTACAGCGTTAACCATTCCCATAATTGTTGTAGTTGTGTTATGAGTTACTTTATCTTTTGCAGATAATTTGTAATATTTAGTTGATGCTAAACTTGATATTACGGCTTTGCTTTTTCTAACCATTTGTTGATGAGCTCTAGCGCTTTTAGCAATTTTTTCTGCGTCAGTCATACGTTGTATACCGACATTATGAATAGCTTTAAACTCTATTCCGTATCCTTCTCGGACAATTTTTCTAGCACTAGTTAAAAAATTATTTTTGTCCCCATGATGAGAACAATCTCCCATTGCTGGTATAGATAACTCTTCATAAGTAATTCTTTTTGTTTCTGTTGCTTTTAACAGAAATTGAATTAACTGCTGAGTTTCTATAGTTCTGTGAAACTTTTCATTTTTTGGGTTAATTTCAAGACTCATGTTTCCTCCTTTGATCATTGAGTTGTTGAACTTGTTCTTCGAGATCCCAAACTTGTTTTTCAAGTTCTTTGATTTTTTCTTCAGATTGATCATCGAATATCCTGTCCCAGGTATTACCACATACCTCCCATAATGAAGAAAAAGCTTCTTTTACTTGTGTTTGGTCTTTATCTGGTATACCAAAACCCATGTTATTTCCCCCTTTTTTGAAATTCTTTACTAATTGATTTAACTATACTGTTTCTAAATTGCTCTTCAGGCAATGGTGCATCTAAAGAATTATTAAATTCCTCTAGTTTTTCTACTATGTCACCTAATGCCCAGTCAGCATCAATTAACACCATACCAAATCTGTATAGGTGATTAGCTCTGTTGCCTTTGGCTGTATGAGTTTTAAACCACCGCTCAATATTACCGGCACCAGTAGCACTGATTTGTGCCTTTGTTTCGTCAGATCGTTTAGTTTCTGGAATAAACATAGTGGCGTCTATAGTATTTCCTTTGTTGTATTCATACTGTCCTGGGTGCCCAGCCCATTTTCTAGCAATATCTTTAGCACCTTCATCTACAGGAAATGGTAACCATTCAAATACATTCATCATGAATTTAGAGTATTCTCCGGTAGTTAATTTGAGTTGGTGAGATATAGGTAAAATAAGCCTAAATCTATTTATTTCTTTAGTATGTCGTTTGGTAGTGGAAATTAGAAAAGTATAGTCTTCTAATAGCACTTTAACTGTGGGTATATTTACATCCCCATCACAATCCAAAATAAGTAGATCAAATCCTGGAATAACATTTTCACTCTTACGATGACCATTAACGAATCCATGAGCTGTATAATGAAACCCTCCTGCAGTAGTTAATTTATGCAACATGTCAAACGGAGGTTTTGGATCTCGAACCTCAAAGTTATATGCAATATCTTTACTAATTGCTACTGTTAGAGCGCCCAAATCTGTCTCTAAGAGAGTTTCTCCTTGAAAAAACTCAATATCGTCTATTGTTCGTCTTTTAATGATAATGTTGTTTCTATACCCAAAAGCCATAGCTAAAGTCATTAGTTCCTTTCTTTGAGCCTCTGAGCCTCTATAGAATGGTAGTTCTTCCATCAATTCATGTTGGGTTACCTCTTGATTACAATCGGCTAAATAGTGGGCTAAACGCTCATAAGGACCTTGTTTCCTCATCAGTGTATGAAAAGCTTCTCCTGAGTCCTCAACTATACTAATTGCGTAATCTAGGTGATTTTGTGTGATTTCCGTTGAATTATCAGCAAAAGTATAAGCTCCTGCCAATTTAAGAGCTTTGTAATGTCGATGTGCCATTTCTGCTTTATGAATACTTTGATGATCTTTGAAATTATCAGCTAATTCCTCACATTTCATTTGATATTCAAGTAAATAAACATGATTAACCTCTGACATTTGTAGTACCGGATTAAATGGTCTTTTAGCAAAATTAGTAAATGTTTGCTGAATTGCCACCATATCCTGAGCTAGAGTTTTATCCGTCATCTGTTTATATCGTTCTTGTGCAGATGCGTATTTGGTTCGATGATTATCTATTGTGTATCCATATAATAATCTACGAGCATACCCAGTTTCTAGAAATTGCTTGAATTCTTCCTCGGTTTTTCCTCCGTCTAATAGTTTAGTAGGTGTACCAAACATCATTAAATTAGTAGGAGTAGTGCCTGGTACTTCTTCTGATCTAGTATTTTCTAGAGTATTCTTGATTAGTTTTTGTTTTATTAGACCTACGTCATAAAGTTCTAGAAATGTATTTAATATATCTGTGTTAGTAATCATATGTGACCCAACTTCATCTAATTCAAAATTCATAGATCCTGCAGAAGCTAGTAACAGTTTCTCCCTCATTTGTTTTACAGCTGGAGAAGTTCCACTATCAAAACTAAAAGCCAGTTCTCCTAAACCTGCAAATTGTTTCTGTAATTTAGCTAGGTTTTCTGCGTATTCTTCATCATATGGTAATAGAGTTTGTCCTAAGCTAATTCGTCGATTGCTTCTTTCTTGAGCTATCGTATCTATGTTTTCTTCAGCTTTTCTTGGAAATATATTATTTAAAAATTCTTTCCTAAAATGAGCTATAAATTCGCGTTCTAGAATGTTAGTGGAGTGCCCTTTGCCTGTTCCTGATAACATTAGATTTAGTACGTAAGTATTAACTGGAATTACGCCTCTGTCTTTTGTTTGGATATTACATCGCATCATGGATGCAACTTTAGATAAATAGTATCCAGTTAAAATACGAAAGAAATGCTTATTATCGTTATTAACTTTACGAACAAGGATATCGACTATCTTTTCGGAAAACGGATGGTATTTTTTCATATTATCTCCCTAATACGGTGACATGTATCTACTTGCAATCCATAAACCAGCATAAAATACAGACATGGCTATAATGCAATAGAGTGAAAATATTCCTAACATTTCATACCATGCTGGTAAGTTAGAAACGGAATATGTAGTTGACTGTGTTCCTTGTTTTATATTTAACAAAATAGTTAATCTATCATTAACGTCACAAGAGTTAAGTAGGTCTTTCATCCGATCCTCCTATATCTTCAATAAAGTCCAAGGCTACTTCAATTAAAATTGAATCGTCTTTACCATCTATACAATCATTTACTACTTGTTCTAATACATGACGTATGTATTCTATTTTTTTCTGTTTATTCAGAGACATCACTATCCTCTTCGATAGGTTTGATAATTATTGATACATAATCAACATCAGATATAACGTCTATAATGCCGTTTTTGCTAGCTGTATCTATTTCTGAAATCCAGATTGGAGTGTTTGCTTGCATAATATAATCTCTATAGTAATCCTCTGAATGATCAGGTCCTACAAATGAAGCTTTTATAGCGGATTCACATACTGCAAGAAATTGGGCAACTGTTATTGGAGTTTGGACAATCGTAAATGCCAAATCAGAAGGATATCCATGATAACTATGTGGTGTACCTGGGTACCCTTCACTCCACATATCATTTCCTGAGTTATTAATGTGAACTGGTAAACTAATTCGTTCTTTCTGTAATGCCTTTATTAAACTGCCTAGCGTCATTTGATGTTGCGCTCGTTGTTTAGGTCTATTAGCGTATAAATCAGGTCTAGATGTTTTAAATTCCTTTAGTTTTTCTTTTAGTATCTTCTTTGTATCTTCAATATTATCCATAGAAGTCTCCTTTAAAAGTGCGCCCTTGGGTGGCTTCGAACCACCGACTTTCTGCCTCTTCTCCGCAGAAGAGTACAGCTGCTTTACCAGCTAAGCTACAAGGGCAAAATATTTAGTTTTCTGATCTACCTAATCCATACTTTGCCCTAATTGTTTTAAGATGCTCTTCTGGTATACGATCTTCTTGTTTTGCAGGATTAACTTTATATTTTTCGTTTGGTTCTATTTTATCAGGACATTTATCATCAGCGTGTAGTCCTTCAATTTTTCCGCTTTTTGAGAAATAATTTCCGAGTATATCTTTGAATATTTTCATAACTATTTCCTTATAATTATCTTGTTCATAATGTTTAATAGTTATTTCACTGACTACATATTGACATCTAAGAATATCTTGCTGTAGTTTTTCAATAGACATATATTCTCCTTAAATAAAGATCGGCGGAGGAACGAGCTACGCACTTGTATTCTGTTCCTCGCTTTAATGGATACGCTGGCCTAGGACTGCTCGACGTCCAACCGAACTAGTAAGAAGGTTACCAGGCGTTATGTCACTCTACATAGGCGTACGATCCTAATGCTAGAACGACTACCTTTTTATCTTATCCTAGCAACCTTCTCTTATAACATTAACCGTCCGTCATCCAAATATTTTTGAGATTGCGTACATATTGGTTGAATTGGACAATAACGACAGTGTTTAACTTCTCCTGGGATTGTTTTAATTATTCCACCACCTTTCTGTCCTTGAAATTTTAATGCATCATCCATTGAAGTAAAGGTACCTCCATTAGTAGCCCTAGTACTATTAGAATCTTTATAATGTTTATATTTTGCTTCTGTAGCCCAGAGCTCTTCTTCGGTACATTCTGGTAAACCTTCTTGTGGGGTATCCCATAAATTTATAAGCGCTTCTACTCTATTTTTAATCCAGTTTTCAGTTTCTTCAACACTCCATAATGCATATTTTCTGGTTATTGCTTTAAATTGAGGGTAATCCTTTTTCTCTCTAGCTCTAGTAGACGACCAGTCTGTGAAAATATAACTAATGTTAATGTAATCACTGGTAATTTTATCTGGACTTAGCCATTTATAAATACTGCCTTGTTTTATATAACTATCAACATTACTCTCAAAGATATACGCCCAAACACTTGTAGATTTAAAATCGTTAAGTGTACCATCTAGAACTAAATCGTATTGACCTGATACAATAAAAGGTGCACCGGAAGCATCCTTGACATCTGGAACTTCCTTTTCTACCCGTTGTTCTACATATACTGCAGTTTCGCCATCTTTTAAGTATGGTGGATTAATTTTTACACCATTGGCAGCATCTTCAGACATACCAAATAACTTTAAAGCTTTTTTAATTGTGTCAGGATCTGTCCAAGCTGTTTCACATCCTTTATGTATTGCATTGCCCATACGAGAAGCTACCAACTCCGAAATATCTACATTTTTTGCTTCAGTAGGATTTTGTTTAACTAAAATTGTTTGACGAATCGGTTTTATAAGTCCAGTAGCACTAATTACATTAGGTCTCTCGTCATATTTATACTTGTCGTACATTAAAAATACAGCTAGTGGTAACGATATATCATTTTTATTTGTGTATTCAAATGCCATTTAATAATTTCTCCGTTTTAAGCATACTTAAATGTTGTTTATAATCACGCCCCTTAGGAAGGGGTGTTAGAACAATACAGCCTTGAAATGGAGCTCCTCCTATTTGACATTCATCAAATGGTACTTGATACCATCGTGGAAGCCACATAGATTCTATTTCTTTATTACCCATGCATAAATATTTTTTCATACCCATACGTCGTCGTTCTCCTTCGTACAACCCTCCAATAATTTTGCTACTTTTAGTTCTTTAGAATATTGGGTGTATTCTTCAGAAGTCCAGTAACATTGTTTTAGTGCTTTATCTATATTTCTTCGTACTATTATTCTTATCATTGTTTGACTAAGCTTATATTTTTTTGCCATTGCTTTACCTTTTAATCCTGAATGTACATCCATTATTATCTTAAGATTTCGTTTAGAATGTACGTCGTACTTAGTACATGTTCTTTTAAATATTTCTCTAACTCTGTCACTTAATATATATTTCCTAAAGTGAAATAATGGTTGCTTAGATTCATGAGCTAGATAATGCAACATTGCCATATCTTTATTCATGAGTTTACGTATGCATTTTTACTCGCTCTAGTTAGAGCAACATAAAATAACCTGGCTCTAGTAGCACTATCACGACATTTATTTATATTTATTTTATCTATGAATACAGCAGGAAATGTGCCTCCCTGAGCTTTGTGTGTAGTACCTGCGAATGGTGGACGTAAATCGGCTAAAGAAGCTTTTATTTTATAATAATCTTGCCATCCTTTTTTAGATTTATTGAGAACGGCCTCGGCTTTCCATTCTTTAAGAACTTTATCAGCGGCTGTTTTAGTTTTTGGAGAAAATACCCTTTTTATATTTGATTTTGAATATTTATTGTAGTCTCCTTCTACAACTACATGGTATCCAGGTATGTCATGTTCTTCTCCTTCATTATAACTAATAATATGTACCGTTTCATTATTAGTTAAAATTGTTTTATCTCCTTGCATAACTACACTATTGGCAATTAATCTTTCTCCTTTATAGAAAGGCTCAATAGTATTGTCTAAAAAGTATGCGGCTTTACGCACCATACTATTATAATTGATAGCAGATTCATTTGTAAAAGTACATAGTGGAATATCTACTTGTGCTCCAGTAGAGTAATTCATGTATTTTTGTACAAATTTGGTAATAAACTCTGCATGAGGGAGTATATGAATACCTTCACCTTTAGAATTAATATCTGTTTCCAGTACAGGCTCAGTCTTCCTAATCCCTTCAATATATTCACGAAATTCGTTAGCTTTTTCGAGAACAGGATTACCTCCTAATTGTCGGTGGACTTGAGTAAGTGTATATGTAGATAGTGAACCATCAAAGATGCTACATGTGTCTGCTGGTGGTGGGAGTTGAAATGGATCTCCTACAAATAATAATTTTAAAGATCTATGTGTGACAATATCTACAATAGATTTTAAAAATTTATTTCCAATCATAGAAGCTTCATCGATTATTACTACAGACTGATGCGGAATATCGCATATTCCGGCATTTGTAATAGTTTCTTTACCGTATTTGCTAATAGTAGGACGTAATTTAAATAGTGCATACCCTGTAGCAACTGGTGCTCCTACAATATCTTCCAATACGGTAGCTGCTCTGTGCGTAGTTGCACATAGTTCAACAGTAGTTAAAGGAGAATTAATATTTATTTCATTAATAATTTCCTTTATTACAGTAGTTTTACCAGTACCTGCTGATCCAGTAAGAACAGCTATTGTGGGAATTCCATTTGAAACACTGTTAACTAACTCACCACAAATACCGTTTACTGCATCAAGCTGATCCTGTGAGAATTGGAAAGACATCAATAATTTCCTCCAATGTTGCATTGTTATTTAATTGAGTTAATTTGTCCCAAGATTTACCTATTTCAAGCGAGGCTTTCATTGGTACATTAGTAGATCTAATTACGTCATCATCGTTCCATTCCATTTCTTCGATAAGTACGTCATTCAAAAATTTGACGCTTTCGGGTTCCTCTTTTACTAGAAAATACCCGGCATCATGAATCATATTGCACGGAAGAATATTTGTACTGTGCCCAGCTTCTTCTATTCGTGCGTTAGTCGCATTCATAGCCCTGTTAAGTAGCATTCCCCAAGATTGAGTTATTGCGTTATTAGCGCTACGAGCTTCTTTATCCGCTTCATGTGGAGTTTTAGAGTTTCCTAAAACACACTGGGATATTATCGGAGTTCTTAGCTTTAGACCGAATGCGCATTCTACGTACCCATACTTTTCCATAAACAGTTTGTTCTGTTCGTTGAATTTTTTAGATATTTTGTATAATTTATGGAATGCTTTTTCAATTTTAATAGCTTGATCCATTGAGAACCCAGTTCGTTTATGAAGAGTATAGGCTGTGCCCATATATTGTAGAGCGAAAGTAGGACCTTTAGATCTACGTCTTAACTCTGGGTATTTATTCTGAATGGAATTAATACTATCTACACTTGTTGGATCTATATCAGGCATTTGATCTGCAAAATATGTTTGAGCTCTTAGTGAATGCCCATCATAACCATCGGTGTATACTTTAATTCGGTTAGGGTCTTTACTTAAAATAGCTCCTATGCGTTCCTCTAGAGCAGAAAAGTCTGCACCTGCGAATAGCCATCCATCCGGTGCAACTATACAGCTCTTGACTAATTTACCCATAGGGCCATGAGCTGGAAGATTTGTTAAATTTGGAGAATTACTAGCCAGTCTTCCTGACTGTGTTCCTCCAAGTTTTAGATTTCCATGAAGAAAATCTTTTTCTTGCATAAATGCTTTAATAAAGGTGCCGTTTATTTTAGTTACTTCAGATAAATCTTTTATAAATTTAAGAAGATCCAGGATATCTTCATCTGTAGTGTGATTCTCCAGGTCTTTTAATACGTCTCCTCCTGTAGCAGGAGCCCCAGATTTTGTTTTATCTATTATTGGTAGATTTAATGAATCAAAGAGCAAGGCACTTAATTGTAAATGACTGCTAGGGTTAAATTGAAGATGTTTAAAATCATCAATTGGTTTAACTAGTTTCTTTAATTTAGCATTAGCTTTTATACAAGTATTCTTTTGTAATTGAATATTAAATGAACGTGCACAATTATTAAGTTGTATTTGCTCGTTAAGAACTTTTTCTTTAGCTGTTAAAATACTATGAACTTCCTTAACTCTATCTGAGTTCATAGGTAATCCAACTAACATCATTTTAATTAGCGAGTATAAACTAGGTTTGAATATTTCTAGGTAGGGACGAGATGCCGTCTCACCACGATATTTCTCCCATATGTAAAATGTGGCTAAAGCATCGACGAGGTTATATCGCAGGATCTCTTTCTTTGTATATTTAGTTATATCCTGAATTTCTATAGCGTAATTGCCTACATATTCTAGCGCCACTTCCTTTAATTTAAGAGATACTTTGGTAGTAGCATTTTTAGCTAAATATGCCAATATCATAGTATCATCAAAATTTTTAAAATATTTTAAGCCCTGCATCATCCCTTTGTAATCTGTAGCATGCTGCATCCAGAGACTTCGTATAAGTATCTTGGCGTCAAACAATCCGTTATGAAATAACAGTTTTCCTTTGTAGGTCTCTAAAAATTTTTTTAGATAATAGATTCCATTAATAGATAGGTCAATTGCTACTCCATCGTGTTTAGTCCATGCAAAAGCAATAGAGACTATCTCAGCTTTGAGATCTAGTCCTGTAGTCTCTATATCTGCAGCTAGTACTGGATACTTATACAAACTATCTAAGAGTTCTCTATCGGATCCATGTTGGAATCCATATTCTGCAGAGTTAATGAGTACAGATGTTCCTGTACCAGCAATAGCTTTAATTCCTAATTCTATTAACTGAGCATTTTCAGGTTGTTTAAATAAAGATTTATAATTAGGAACGTATACGCATCTATGTTGCGAGTAACCGGACAAAATGCCACTTACAACATTACCGTAATTGTCGGATACCTTAGTTGTTTTAGTAATAAACTTAAAATAACTGCTATCTGCTATTACTAAATTAGTAACGCTATCTGGTATTTTATTTATTAGTTTAGCTAAATAAGCTTTAGCAGTTTTAGCTAATATTTTAGTTGGGGTATTATAAAAAAGAGGTAAGACGAGTACAGAGCTCTCTGCTACTCCCTCTTTTGCTAGTGGGTTTAAGTAGTAATTATTAATCTCTACTGACCCCATAGCGGTTTCTTTACATAGTAGTACTGTGGTGATCGACATAAACAGTTTCCCCAATAGTTGCCGGTTCATGATCAGAATTACATATCCATAGAACAGGATAATCTACTGAATCTATTTCTGATTCTCCGTATAAGTCCGTGAAATATATAAGTGCTTGAGTAGGATGTTCTGCTACGTAGTCTAAGACTGGTTGAAATCTAGTCCCTCCGCCTCCATTAAATTCCAAAGACATAATATCAGTCGTTTGATCAATAGTATGTATATGATGGATTTGTGAATCACAGTCAATAATTGTCATACGTTCTGGATTAAACACTTGTTGAATGCCTTTAATTTCACTCAACATTTCTTGTAATTCTTCATCTTCTATGCTACCGCTGGTGTCTATAGCAAATGTTAAATGGCCTAGACCATAGCTATGTAAACTAGGCATATAAGTGTCTGAAGGATATCTGCGATTCTTCCTCGCCCACGAGTACTCTTCGCGTACTCGCTGGTCGAGAAATTTATGTAATATAATTGGCCACGGTAATTTAGGATTTAATAATTTATCAATTATTCTTGAGATTTCATCTGGAATTTCCCCAGCTGTTTTGGACATTTGTGCTTGAGTTCGGGCTCTAACGATAATATTTGTTACTGCTGAATCTAATTCGATTCCTTTTTTGTCTCCTTCTCCTTCACGGAGGTCAAGCATTAACGCTCCAGTATCGAAATCTTTTCCTTCTTTTATTAGATCGTCGTATACGCCATCAGTAGACCATCCTTCTCCGTATTTCTTATTAAGTAATCCTCCAGTAGGTATTTCAAAACCTGCCTTAGTGAGCATGTGGTTGATAATGTAATCACCCGCGCAATTCCAAATAATATGATCTCTATCTCCTTTACGAGCCATATGTTGAAATGCTACATGCCAGCATTCGTGTGCCATTAGTCCAGCAAATTGTGTAATTGTCTGGCCTTTTAAAAATTCTGGATTATATCTAATAACAGTTCCATTAACGTCTGCTGTTTTAGTTGCATCAGTGATGACGTGTCGCATGCCTAAAGCAATGGTGGATATAAAAGCTGATCTAGTCATTAACTCAATTTTTGCTTTAAGTAGTTTTCCTTCCAGTTCTTTCATATTATCTCCTAGGACATGTCATCATCATCCCGCATACCTAAATATACTGGGTGTCTTGGTGCATCTTTTACACCAATTTTAAAAGATTTATATTTAATAGCTTGACCTATCAAACCATCTTTATATTTCCATAATTGATTTCTTGTAGCGTCATCAAAACCTGTACCAATATTAAATTGAATACCGGTGTGATTATCTTTACAAACAAGAGCTCCCATTGTTCCCATAGGTACTTTATTTTCTTTATGAGAAGATCGTTGACTTCTTCCTAATTCGTTAACTTTCTTCTCATTATTGTTTTTCATTTGCTCTTCCATACCGAGTATCGTAGCTTCGGAATCTTCAAATCGTTTTACTTTTAACAATCCGCCTTCTTTTGCTGTGGATCTTCCATGTTTATACATGGCACCAGGATCTCGGAGGATTACTCCTTCGTATCCGATTGCTAAACAATCTGATTCATAATCTTGTAGTTGCCCCATATTAGTAACAACATCATAACTAAGTATCTGTATGAAATCTTTTTGTAGTGGAAAAAGTTGATGAGTACTTAATTGATTTAGTAGCGATTTTAAAATAACTCTACGATCTGCATAAGGCATCTTTAGCGAGAAATTATCAAACACCCAGAATGTAAATTTAAATTCTTTGTGTTCGCTCATTACATGACTTGTCGTATTACGATAAACATCCTTATCTGTAGGAGCACCAACAATTAGTTCTCCATCTAGTCCATTAAATTCTTTATGGCCTAATAAGAATTGAACATGTTTATTACGAATTGGTTTTAGTGATCTAGATAGTGCTATCCCATCTTGAATCATGCAACGAATCCCATCTAATTTTGGGGAAGCTTCTAATTTTCCAAACTTTTGAAATAATTCTCTGATTTGTTCGTCTGTAGCTTTACCAGCTAACATAGGTTTTAAATGCATAGAATCTCCTTAGAAAATAATGTGAGCATTTTTTGCAATCCATTCCTTAATGGCTGGATGGCCGTTTAGTTTAGGTGATCTTTTATAAATATCTTTGAAGGTAATTACCTGAAAATCTACGGGTAGACGATTAATAGCAACTATTATTTTTTCAATACTGTCTGGTGTACTGTTATGAGCTAACATAGTTGTAACCGCATATTGTTCGCTGGGCTCTTTAGGAACTTTCCATCCTGATTTAGGATTAGAAAGTATCTGTTCAATAGTGGGTAAGTTCTGATAAATTTCAGAATAAGTTGCTAGTTCTACTGCGGCACCTTCACCAATAGTTCCAGCTAGGCGAGTCTTGGTAATATGATTGATTATTTCTTTATTAATAATTACCTTAGATGCGAATTCCCATGTACGAGGACATGGAAAAGTTAATTCATTTGTTGATGTATCAAATCTATGTAAAAGTTCTGGTTTGAACTTAATTAAAGAAATAATACGGTGGTCAACTTCATGAGCATTTGCCCAATCAATCCAGACTTTATGATCAACCCGCATGCGATAATGAGTTAACCTGGATGTAGTAGCTGTACTCTGAGTATTTACAATCGCTCTATCTGTAGTTAAATTTCCTGCTGCGGCTATCAGGCATCTAGAATGAAGTTTATATTTGTAAACTTCTCTATCTAAAATAAGTTTATATGCTGCTGCCTCTGTCTGTTTATTTCCTGAATTAAATTCATCCAGAAATAGTAACCATCCCTCGTAACCATCTGGTACTGTATCTCCTTCTATTGGAAAATATTCTGGGATATGAAAAGTCATTCGTCCATTAGTTACGCCTGGATATCCTTGCATATCTACTGGCTCGCACTGAGATACTCGAAAATCGATTATTTTAAGACTAAATGTTTTAGCAACAGTCCGAATAATATCGGATTTGCCCATTCCAGGACTAGAAGACACCATTGGTGTAAGCCCTGCTCTTAAATCTTCAGTTAAGCATTCTTCCAGCTCAACTGCATTTACTTCAAACATAGGTCATGCCTCCTTGTTATATGGTTGGAAAGCCTAGAAATAACAATAGCTCCAATAAGTCTTCTAAATCACTAGCGTTTTCTACTAGATCGGGGTCTATATCTTCCACGGCTTGGTAGAGTTCTTCTGCGTTTATTTCAGTATCTGCGGACATACTATTTTAATTTCCTTCTAATAGGTTAGAGGTTAAACGTTCTTTAAGAAATACAGGTACATCAGGATTTTGTATAACAGTTTTAGCTTTTTTACCGACCCTAA